AACAGGAAGTTGGCGATACCTTTTGGCACGAGCTTACGCATGCAATCTTGCATGACATGGACAGCCCTTTGTATCGTGACGAGAAGTTTGTATCAGCATTTGCAACACGGCTTAACAAAGCCATTAACACAGCGAAGTTCGAATGAAAAATCCAGCATGGTCACACAGCAGTCTCAAAGATTTTGAGGGCTGCCAACGCAGGTATCACGAGGTCAAGGTCTTAAAGAAGTACCCATTCCAAGAGACGGAAGCCACGCGCTACGGCAATCAGGTACATAAGGCTATCGAAGACTACATCAGGGACAAGAAGCCGATACCACCTGAGTATGCGCAGTTCCAGCCTGTAGTGGACGCCATGCTGGGTAAATCAGGACGAGCGCTTGCTGAGTATGAGATGGCATTGACGGTGGACTTAAAGCCTACAAACTGGAAGTCCCCTGACGTTTGGGTTCGAGGCATTGCCGACATCCTGATCGTTGACGATGAGAACCTTACGGCGTGGGTGGGAGATTGGAAGACGGGCAACAACAAGTACCCAGATCGGGATCAGCTTGTATTGATGTCACTGCTGGTGTTCCAGTACTTCCCCCACATCCGCAAGGTCAACTCAGCGTTGCTGTTCATTGTTAAAAATGATATGGTCAAGATGCAGATGACACGCGATCAAGCTGAAGCCTTCTGGTGGAAGTATCGTGAGCGTACTGCGCGTCTTGAAGCAAGCTTTGAGAACGATGTATGGAATCCAAATCAAACCCCACTATGCGGCTGGTGTCAGGTCACTAGCTGTGAGTTCAACCCTAAGCACTAGGAAATTTATGTCTCTCTTACAACCAAACGATATTCACCCCTCATACCCAAGCATCTGCCACGTTTGCAGTAAACCATTACGCGCTTGCGACAGTGCCGTGGTGCATGATGGGCGTGTTCAGACGACGGATGAAGATACAGCTAGCTACGGATCAATCGGCCTGCACATAGAGTGCGCTACGATTTTGGCCATGCGCCTGATCGCAGACGTGATGAAGCATGAGCGTAGTGAGCACGAGCCTCGTGTGGTGCGTAGCCTGCGCAACGCATGCGAAGCAAAGTTGAAGGAGTTCTAATCATGGCCACACGTAACTACAGGTCAGAGTACGACAACTACCAAGGTACACCCGAGCAGATCAAGAAACGCGCAGGCCGAGTCAAGGCTAGGCGCATGATGGAGAAGACGGGGGCAGCCACCAAAGGTGACGGCAAAGATGTGGATCACATCAAGCCCATGCGCTCAGGCGGCACATCAACCAAAGGTAACTTGCGTATGCGTAGCAAATCTGCCAACAGAGCAGACAATAAATAATCCTCGGAGAAGCAATGGAAATCGTAGAAGACAAAGCGCTTATCTTACGCACAAGAGACCCACACAAATATTCAATCATTCCAAAGAGCAAAGCCATGCCCCGTGCAGACGGCGGCTACGACGTTGCTGTGTATTGGGGGCTTGATGAAGCGCGGGTGTTGCGTAACCTAGGTGTTAAAAACGTACCATCGCCTATCACTAGGCGCTACGACTGGCCGGGTCGTTACAAACCAATGGCTCACCAGATCGAGACTGCATCGTTCTTGACGATGTACAGGAGGGCATTCGTGTTCTCCGAACCCGGCACTGGCAAGACGCTATCCGCTCTCTGGGCGGCTGACTACTTGATGAAGCTACGCAAGGTGCGTAGGGTTTTGATTCTGTGCCCTTTGTCGATCATGCACAGCGCGTGGATGGGAGACATCAACAACAGCATCATTCACCGCTCGGCAGTTATCGCGCACCATCCGCAAGCTAGTCGCCGTATTGAGATGATTCAGCACGACTACGAGATCGTCATTACCAACTACGAAGGCTTGAACCTGATAGCTAATGAGGTGCGTAACGATGGGCGCTTTGATCTTGTGATTGTGGACGAAGCTAACGCATACAAAACACCAACCACACGCAGATGGAAATCGCTTAACTCAATAATTAACCCCAACACATACCTGTGGATGATGACTGGAACCCCTGCATCGCAGTCGCCTGTCGATGCGTACGGCTTGGCTAAACTAGTTAACCCCGATGGTGTGCCAAAGTTTTTTACTGCATGGCGAGATCAAGTCATGAACAAGGTCACTACGTTTAAGTGGTCGCCTAAAGCTGACGCTAAAGAGAAAGTGCATGAAGCGCTACAACCTGCGATACGCTTCACAAAAGAGGCGTGTTTGGATCTGCCCCCAGTGATTACCATGACGCGTGAGGTGAAGTTAACGCCACAGCAAGCCAAGTACTACAACCTTCTCAAAGAGCGCATGCTTGTGCAAGCGGCAGGGGAAACCATCACAGCGGTCAATGCCGCGGCTGGCGTATCCAAACTTTTGCAGATCAGTTGTGGTGCGGCTTACACAGACGACAAAGAGGTTGTGGAGTTTGATTCTGCGCCTAGGCTTGCGGTACTGGAGGAGATACTAGAAGAGACCAACCGCAAGGTTATCGTCTTTGCACTGTTTCGCAGCATCATCGACACCATAAGCACACACCTGACCAAGCGCGGTATCTCCAACGAGTGCATCCAAGGGGATGTGTCACCCAGCAAACGAGGCGCCATCATCAACCGCTTCCAGACTGAGGACAACCCGCGCATACTGGTGATGCAGCCTGCGGCTACCGCGCACGGCATTACGCTTACTGCCGCTGATACTGTGGTGTTCTACGGGCCGCTCATGTCTGTTGAGCAGTACATCCAGTGCTGTGCGCGTGCTGACCGCAAGGGGCAAACGTCAGATAAAGTTACGGTGATTCACATTCAAGGAAGTGCGATTGAAGAACGAATGTTTAAAGCCTTAGCAGGGAAAGTTAGTGATAACTTACTACTTACCCAGATGTTCGACACTGAAATTAAATCGTAAAAGGAGTTTACACATGCTATAAAACCCGTCTATACTGTCCAACCTTAGACAAACATTTATAAACAGGAGAAGTAATGGAAGAAGAAAACGTACCGTTAGATAAGCTTGTCAAGATATACCGCAAGCTACGCTCTCGCATGACTGCATTGACCCAAGAGTACGACACCCAAGCGGAGATACTCAAGGCTCAACAAGACGAGATCAAGAACGCAATCAAAGAGCAGATGAAGGCGATGGGCGTCACATCTGTTCGCACTACCGAGGGCACGGCAGTCATGTCCGTGAAGACTCGCTACACCACGCAAGACTGGGACGAATTTAAAAAGTTCGTACTGGCGCACGAAGCTGTTGAGCTACTGGAGAAGCGCATTGCGCAGACCAACATGGCTCAGTTCCTAGAAGAAAACCCCGGGGTCGTACCGCCCGGCTTGAACTCGACATCCGAGTATGACATCTCTGTACGTAAACCAACTTAAATGGAAATCAAATGAGCAAAATTGCAATGTTCAACCCCTCAAACGTCCCTGCATTTGCTAAGAATGCAGTCCTGTCAGCAACCACGCTAGCCTTGGCGGGCGGTGCAGGTTCTGGCGGTGGCATGAAGCGCGTCTCTATCAAGGGCGGTGTGTTCAGACTGCTGTCTAACGGCAAAGAGATTGCATCGATTGATGAGCGTCACTTGGATGTGATCGTGGTCAAGGCTGCCCCCAAGGTCAGCCGTATTTTCTACGCTGGTGGCTATGATAAAGATGCTGCAGCCGCACCCCCTGACTGCACATCTGCTGATGGTGAGAAGCCTGACGCTAACGTGAAGAACAAGCAGTCATCAAGCTGCGCTACATGCCCACAAAACATCGCTGGGTCTGGTAATGGTCAAAGCCGTGCATGCCGCTACCAACAGCGCTTGGCTGTTGTGTTGGCTAACAACCCCGATGGTGATGTGTTGCAAGTGACTCTGCCTGCGACATCCATATTCGGCAAGGAAGACGGCGAGAAGCGCCCACTGCAAGCATACGCTCGCTACATGGCCGCGCAGACACCGCCTGTTAACTTGGACGCCATCGTCACGCGCATGAAGTTTGATACACAAGCTGAGTCTCCAAAGATTATCTTTGCGCCTGTGCGTTGGTTGACCGATGAGGAGTATGAGTCTGCACAGAACCAAGCCAACTCTAAGGATGCAGAGAAGGCCGTAGCTGTTACCCCTGCCTTTGCTGATGGCGTTGCCTCACCCGCACCGCTTGCCCTGTCTGGCAAAGCGCCTAGCACCAAGACCCTTGGTGATCTGATGGATGAGGACGATGCTGAAGCTATTGCTGAAGTCAAAGCAACCAAGGCCAAGAAAGCCAAGGCTGTTGAGGTGGAGGCCGAAGAAGAACCCGAAGTGCGCAAAGCCGCACCCAAGGTTGAATCCGTTCCAGCCAAGAAGAACAAGCTGGCCGACATCGTTGCTGATTGGGACGATGAGTAATTAAAGGTTTCGCTAGGCCGCAGTCGGCGGTCGCATTGCGTGTGCCGGGGCGCCTTCCTCGTTATAAAGAAACACACATGCCCACGACTGCGTTTCCCGTTCTGCGTGTCCTAGCGCCTTAACAAAACCACTATGGCCTACTCACAAAAAATCATTGACGAAGTAGCGAAGACCCCCAAGTCTCTGGGCAACCAGCTTGGGCGTTGGGCGATCCATCTTGACTTTCCGGTCACGAAGATTGCCTATGCGCTTGGCGTCTCTCGGCAGACTGTCTACAACTGGTTTACAGGCACGGAAGTGTTTGTGGCCTATCGTAACCGCGTCGAATTCTTAACCCACATAATGAAGACCTCACCCACAGCAGATGAGGCATGGAGAAAAATATGTACGGAATACAACCTCGATCCCTCACCACGAAAGAGCTGATTGCTTTCAGCGCAGAACTGATTGAACTTCCAAGAGGGTTACCCAAGGACTTTCAGCTTGAACTCATCAGACGTTTGGAAGCGTTGACGCCCCACAATGAAGCATTGCCAATAGATCCCAAGCAATTAGATCTGTTCCAGTAACCCCACCAAGGACTTTAATGACTCCGCTTGAGTTTTTAGCGGTTGTTCTGCCGCCGCCAGAATTTGGCCGGTATTGTGTGGCGGAACTTACTAAAGCGAAAGAGCACGTCTTTGTTGACGCACTCGATCAAACATCAGCGCATATCAAGCGCTGGCACAGCAGTAAGTTGGATGTTTACTTTGCCTTGGCTACCTTTGGCATTGAAGACAACCGGCAAGCTACCAATGCGCGGTATGTGAAATCACTGTTCATTGACATGGATGGGTACGCATCGAAGAAAGATGCCGCCTTTGCGCTCAATGCGTTCTTGGAGAAGACAGGCTTAGGAGCCTTGGGTACGCCCTATGTTGTTGGTTCTGGTGGCGGTTTGCACTGCTACTGGCCACTGCATGCGGCTGTTCCGGTGGACTCTTGGAAACCTGTGGCCGAGAACTTCAAGCGCCTGTGCAAACAGGAGAGCTTGGCGATTGACATGACTGTAACGGCTGATGCCGCCCGCGTCTTGCGTGTGCCCGAGACAACCAACTTCAAGAAGAAGTACGCAACGCCGCGCCCCGTGCGCATACTGACTGAAGGCGACAACTTTGATTTTGATGCCGTGGCTACCCTCATCAGGGAGAAGCTGTCTGGGTCAATCTACGAGCCGCAGGCCGTGCCGAAACTAGATTTGGCCGGCACACGCCCATCTGCAGCGCCTACAGCGACTAGCGTCAAACTGTTTGAGAACAGCATAACCAAGTTCAAACCAATTTGGTTGGCGACTCAGCAAGGGCGTGGCTGCGGGCAGTTGGGGCACTACGTAGAACATGCGACAGAAGAGGGCATGGAGCCGATCTGGAGGGGCTTACTCTCATGGACTAAGGTCTGTGAAGACGGCAACAAGGCGGCTGTCTGGCTTAGCCAGATGCATCCCTACGAGCCTGAGCGCATGAATCAAAAGCTGCAAAGCATCAAGGGCCCATACCCCTGTATCAAGATGGACTCAGAGAACCCCGGCGTGTGCCCAA